GTTGAAAAAAATGTGTGGGAAATTATTTCAGAAACTTTGCAAAAAAATGGTATTGATGTTTACCCTCCTGGAATAAAGGTTGGCGAATGTAAAAAAGAATATGTTGTTTTAAAACAAGATGGTAGTACACAGGTGGGTAGTTTATCATCAGAACAAGATTACTATATGTTTATGTTGTATGTACCAAGAAATAAATATTCTTTTTTATCAACTTATGAATTTCAGGTTAAAAAGGTTTTGGATGAAAAGTTATATCCAATGTTAATGCCAACAGGCCAAAAAATGGGTGACTATTATGATGATAATTATAAAGCACACATGAGGGCTTTTTTATATCGAAACAATAGAAGAAATAAACATTTATAGAAAGGAGAAAAATAATGGGAGTAGTTAAAGGAAGCGAAATTGCTACGATTGATGTAACCCTTATTTCCATTCAAAGTTATGCACCGGAATCAGATGAGATTATTCTTGATACGGCAAATAAACTTGGTGTAACTGTTAATACAGAAACAAAGGATAAGATTGCATTAATTGTAAAAGGAAGATTGATTGCTCAAAAACCTCAGGAAACAACTGTTACAGGTAATACCCTTACGTTAACTGATAATGTATTTAATGACAAGTTGGTTAAAATGTTACAGGGTGGTACTATTGAGTACGAAGAGGATGGTGTTACATTTAAGAAGTATACTCCACCTGTTGTTGGTTCTGCTGATAAGGGTGAAATTTTCAAAACAAAAGCTTATTCTGCAATTTATAATGCAGCTGGTGTTCTTACAGGATATGAATGTATTACATACCCTAACTGCCAGGGTATTCCTGTTTCATTAAGTTCAGAAGATGGTGTGTTTAGAGTTTCTGAATATACAATCAATTCTGCACCTGCCCAAGGGGAAGCACCTTATGAAATGGAAATTGTTTCTGAGTTGCCTAAGGTAACAACTGTTTAAAATTGAAAGGTAAAAGGTAAAATAAAATGAGTGAAAATTTAAAAGTAACAAGTATTGAGGAACTTAAAAAAGTTGCATTAGGAGAATTGGTTGAACTTCCTGGTTTTACAAAAGATTCCAGTTTTGTAGCAAGACTTAAAAGACCCTCAATGCTTGCTATGACAAAATCTGGTAAAATTCCTAACGAATTGTTAGTAGAAGCAAATAAGTTATTTGTAAGTGGAACAGCTGCTGTTGCAACTCAAAATCAAATGGACGAAAAAATGATGAATGATTTATTTTCCATTCTGGAAATTATTTGTCAGGAATCTTTCGTTGAACCTTCCTATAAAGAATTAAGAGAAGCAGGTATTGAGTTAACTGATGAGCAACAAATGTTTGTTTTTGCTTATGCTCAAAGAGGTGTAGAAGCCTTAAAATCCTTTCGTCAGTAGTGGTGAAATATTAAGAATAGTAGGTACTTATAAAATGCTGGATATGCACATTAGACCATCAGAATTAATGGATATTAGTGATGCATATACAGCATTTTGTTTTGATGAAGCTTGTGCCTATATATTAAAGGAATTAAAAGATGGAAAAGAACCTATATTCAAAAAGGAATCAAGTAACGATTCCGATAATGGTATTTACAGAAGGCCATCTGATTTGTATAAAAAATATAATTAGGAGGTGATTAGAAAATGGCTATTAATGTTGGGGAAGCTGTTGCTTATTTGTCCTTGGAAACAACTGCTTTTAATACAGGTTTGCAAAGTGCTCAAACGGCATTACAGTCGTTTTCTAATAGCACTAATAATTTAGGTTCAGGATTAACAGCCATAGGAAGTGTTGCTTCAAATGTTGGTAGTAGCTTATCAAGAAATTTAACTGTTCCTATTGTTTCATTAGGGGAATCTTCTTTACAAGCATATAGAAATTTTGAAAGTGCTTTTGCTGGAGTAAAAAAGACAGTTGATGATACAGAAGTTGAATTGATTGGTGGTTATGATGTTTTATCTGGGGCTATTGAAGATATGGCAACAAAAACAGCATCTTCCGCAGAAGAAATTGCTGGTGTAATGGAGGTAGCAGGACAATTAGGTGTACCATTAGGTGATGCTGGTAAAGATATTATTAGTTTCACTGAAACAATGGTTATGTTAGGTGACTCTACAAACTTATCAGCAGAAGAAGCTGCAACTGCAATAGCAAGGTTTGCAAATATCACAGGAACATCTTGGCAGGAAATTGATAATCTTGGTGCTACCATTGTAGATCTTGGTAATAATTTTGCTGCACAAGAAGATGAAATTGCTTTAATGGCAACACGTCTTGCTTCTGCTGGAACTATTGCTGGTTTAACAGAAACTGAAATTTTAGCTTTAGCAACTGCTATGACTTCTGTTGGTATTCGTGCAGAAGCTGGTGGTACTGCTATGTCAACAACACTTGCACAAATTGAAAAAGCTGTCTCTGGTTATTTAGCTGGGGAAGGTGGTGCAATAGAAACTGTTGAAAAAATGGGTGAAGTAGCAGGAATGTCTGCTGATGAATTTGTTAAAGCATGGGAAGAAGACCCCGCTGTTGCACTTGAAAGCTTTTTAGTTGGTATTGGCCAACTAGAAGGGAAAGGGGAAAGTGCTATTTTAGTTTTAGATGAATTAGGTATGTCCGGTGTTAGACAAAGTAATATGTTAAAAGCTTTAGGTTTAGCAGGGGGTATGCTCACAGATTCTATTGATACAGCAA